GAACTAATGTTTTATCCTCTACTTTTTCTAATTCTTCTTTGATTATATCCCATTGTTTTGGTGTAGGTGCATAATCATTACATGCTGTAATAAACCCTTTTAACCAAATTGTAAACTCTTTTGATGTCATAACTATTTATTTTGTTTTTGTGATTTACTACTTATACCCTCTACATTTAATCTTTTTGGTGTTAATTCATTTACATCCATATTCAATTCTAAGACTCTACCAAATCCACTAAGTTTATAAGTTCTATATGCATTTTTATTTATTATTGGAACTTTTTTAACAATTGATTCATATAATTTTCTGGAAGAACCCTCAAACTCAATTTCTTCATTTTCTTCGTTTACAAATTTTCCTAAAAATCTTCTTATCAAATCCGGTCTTATATCCGATACCTTTACCGCATGCACTATATCTTTTGCTCTAGAAACAAATAAAGTAAATATGATTGGTGCATTTGCATCCGAATATCTTCCTTTAGTTCCATCAACATATTCATATTCTTTAATAAGATAAAAATTTGCTCTGGTCATTTTATTTGCCATTACAATATTTTTATCATTTATATATCTACGATATATTGGGTTATATGCTGGCATTATTTTTTATTTAACATTTTCAATTTAGGTAACTGAATTTGCTGAAACTTTGGTTGTATCTTATTATAAATACCATATTGATTCAAAATACCATCAAACAATTTAGTCATTTTTTCTAAGCTAAAATTTTGTTTGTTTTGTTTACCCAATTGGAAAGATGCTACTTTATATTTATCATAATTTTTGTAAACATCTTTAATACTTTGTAACGCCTTTGAAATGTTTACATTAAACCATTGTGCTTCTTTTAATAAGAATTGATTTGCTGCAGATTCATGTACTGGCTTTAATTCACCTTCTAATAAAACTGCACCTTCTTTTAAGAAATCTAAATGTCCAGACCAATTTGAAACAATCACAGGTTTTCCTGTCAAACTGAATTCTAACAATGGTCTACCAAATCCTTCACCTTTTGTAAAATTTAACATTGCCTTTACCTTTGGGTGTTCATACAATCCGTTCATTTCCGATGGAGTTAAATCCCCATGCAAAAGATAAACAGGAACTTTTTTATAATCCTTTCCCAATGCTTCTCTTATTTTTTTAACCATACTTTCTCTATCCAAAACACTAAATCCTGCGGATGATGTTTTTAGAACTAATGCTGGCTTTTTCTTTTCATCTTTAAACGCCATAGCAAATGTTTTAATCATCATTCCTACATTCTTTCTATCTTCACCCAAATCACCTTGCAACCAATGTCCTACAAATAAAAATGCAAAATCTTCTTTAACATTATCTAATTCGGTAATATGTGCTACGTGCTCAGTTCCAAAATCCATTTCATCAAACCCTTCAAATAAAATCTCAACTGGCTTTTCAATTTTATGCTGACGTATTAATTGGTTTGTTTGCTTATCAGCCTCATTGTAAATAGTTTTCACTAAACTATCTTTTGAATGTTGTGATGGTGCAATAATCAAATCCATTCTATTACAACCATGAATCCAATCCAAAGGACAATGTGTTGTTTCAATTGCTGCGGTAATTCCAATATTATAAAATCCTAATGGTTGAAATTCGTTTGGAACTGTCACCTGAATGTAAATATCTGGCTTCTCTTGAATATTTGGAACAATACTATTAACTATCCATTTATGAAATTCGTTATCATAATTAAGTGCATCCATTGGAGTTGCTCCCCAACGAGTACTAATTACTTTGATTTCAAATTTATCTAATTTATAAAGAGAATGTAATAAATCTCTCGCGTGGTCACCATATCCACTTCTTGTTGCTACTGGTGCCTGAAATACTAATGTTGGTTTCATACTATAACTCTATTAATGTATATTTTTTACGTGGTTTCCAATTTGCAAATGCACCTTCCATTCCGTCTACTAATGCCTGACACATTGCTTCTCTACTTAATTTACCGTCTCCCAAGAAATGTTTTCTACCTTTCAATCCGGCAGCTTTTCTTGCTTCTCTACCCATATCATACCAATCTCTAATTAATGGTGCCACATCTATAAAATCAACTCTATCATCAAAGATATATGGAGTGGGAACTGAACCTGTTGTTGAACGAACTGGCCAAATTGGTTTAACCCAATCTCCCCAAACGTGTGTATTCTTTTTGTATCTGTCGTGTAAAGAACCAATCTCTACATAATCTTCTTCCATCAATAATTTACCACTTCCTTTTTCTCTAAATCCACATTGGTCTTGCATACCACCGGTCACATTTACAATGATTGGTGTTCCTGCCATTACCGATTCTGCCGTTGCTAATCCAAATCCCTCATTAGATGCTAAATTGATTGTTACATCTGCCAAATTGTAAAGATAATTTAATTCTTGTTCACTAAATTTATCAGGTAAAAATATTACTTCGGAATCCGGCATACAATGTTCAACAAATCTAGGTAAATCCGTTCCATGTTCTTGCACAGGTTCTGTATGCATTACCATGCAAACCTTATCCTGTTGTTCTGGTCTTAGTGTTTGTCTAAATTCATCAAATGCTAACATTGCATCCATAGGTTGTTTTCTACGAATATTTCTATTATTCCAATATAAAATAAATTCATAGTCTTTATCTCCTAATACTCTTTTCTTAAAATCTTCTGGAACATCTACTGGTTTGTATAATTCCGAATTGATACCATGTGGAACATAACTTACTTGCCAATCTTCTAATTTATTCCAATATGTTTCTTTATCCCAATTTCCAACTCTCTTTACAATACCATATGTTTGTTTAGAAATACATCCCAACCAATCACAACTTTCGTAGTAATCTCTATTGTATTTTGGGTCTGGCAAATCATCCCAAATATGATAAAAGAATAATGGACAAGTTTGTCTAATCTCATGCTCAATCTCATATAACCAAATCCAATATCTTGGGTCGGTAAAGTGTAAGATAGCATCGGGTTTTTCAACCATTAATAATTGTCTAATTATATCAGCGTTGCCATATCCATCCGAAGGATATAATTTTACATATGCATCTTTTATACCGGTTTCATTTTGAACGCTCTCACTAAGGTCAAATACCTTGCCCTGGTCAGGGTGTTTAATTGCTGCTCCTAATTGAACCCAATCGTATTTATCGACCGTTCCTAATACTAATTGTTTTGAAACATTTGCGATACCACTCGTCATACGAAGGTCATCGGAAAGTAACAGAATTTTCTTTTTAGCCATAACTTTGTTTAAAATATATATTTTTATTTTTATTTTTTACCGTCACAATGTTTACCTAAAAATTCACACCAATCACATAGTTTAGATGGTTTTTTAGGATATTCCACATCTTTGTAATTTCCAGCTGCATCAAATACCGAATCAACAAATTCTTTGAATCCTTTCCATGCTTTATTGATTGATGGTTTTCCATTTGCCGGTATATGTTTACTCATTCTATATGTTGGAATATCTTCAACTACTTCTACTTTTCGTTTTAGTATGATAAATTCAACATCAATCATATCTTCAGAAATTTTAAGTAATTCAGCATAGAATTTTTTGTATAATAAGATTTGTGCGTTCTTTATAGGGTCTGATTTTTGATATTTAGACCATCCTCGTGTTGATGTTTTAAAGTCGATTATACGATACCTACCATTAAATGTATCTCTTATAACCAAATCAATAAATCCCATAAAATTTACGTTCTCTGCTATCTTAGTATTGATTGGTTGTTCAATGGCTACCAATTCATCATGTTTTAATGAAAAGAATCGATTAAAATTTTTTGATTTCTGAAACCAATCTAATAAGATATTTCCATCTTCTAAAAACTCTACCATTTCTTCTTTCGAACATATAGAAATCTGTCCACCATTTGATTCTTTGATATAAGTTTCTCTCATTCTTTCTTTAAGAAACTCTTTCAAATTAATCATTTTATCTGCCTGTGTTTTTGATATTTTTAAAACCTTATCTAAATAATGTTGTAAGGTTTCGTGCATAGCTGTTCCAAAAACGGAATGTATATTAGAAGTGGATTCTGATAATCCATCTATGTATGCTAATTTGTATTGTTGTGGACATGAACTCCACATACTATATTGTGAAAATGATACTCTTGCCATAAATCTAATATAACCAATTTATTTGGATTCACCAAATTATATTATACTTTTTAACTTGGGAAAGTTAAAAATTGCGTATCTGCCAGGACCCGATACCACTTTTGTAACACCGTGGTTTACATCATGTTTTGATAAATCCATAAGTGCAACCATTCCTAATTCAGGAATAACTCTTTCACCATTCAATAAAAGAATCCCACCGTTTTCTTCTTTGTAATCTTTATTTAAGTAAATTAAAATTGAACATAAATTCACATTCATACCATCTGAATGTGGTCTAAATCTATTATTAATATCATAATAACTAAATTGCAATTCATCATGTATTAATTCATTTTTATCGATATTATCGTAAAAATATTTTAATATATTGTTTGTGGTTTTTACAATGATTTTTTCTAAATTAATATTATCACCTAACAAAGTTATATTATTTGTTTTATAATTTGAATTTGTTTTTTTTAAAAAAGAATCAACATATTGTAAATTATTTTCTAAATACCATACTTGCGAAATTTCATCATCGTTTTTACAATTATTAATTAATTCTAATTGTTTTTCTTTTGCATCATAAAAAGAACGAATTGGACTCGTATATCTTATACTTGTATTTATATCATCATATCTAAAAGAATGAAAAAGTTCTCTTAAATTTTTTTTATCATCACATATCAAAAATTTTTCAATAAAATTATAAAATTCTAAATCAAAATCTTTAATATTAAAAGAACAATATCCTTTTTCTATAAAATGTTTTTTTGCATCATTAAAGTCAATATTCATATTATTTTTTTATATAAATATTATATTTTAAGTTTCAATTTTGTTATTTGTTTTTTATCAGTTCCGTATTTTTCACAAATATATTTGATATTTTCTCTACCTTCTCTTGTTGAATAAAGAACTTCAATATATTCCAATGCCTCTTTTTCTGAACATTGAAATTCTTTTTTAATTAAATCTATTAAAAATTCTTCGTATTTATCTTCTGATTTACCTTTTGTATATTTTAAAAATTGTTTACTCTTTGGAATAATACTAATATATAATTTATACATTTCTTTTGGTTGAAGTGTTTGGGTTAACGGAAGTAAAGTTGCAATCAATTCTACCCATTCCGGTTTCATAGAAAGAAAACGATTAATCATAAAATTACTCCATGATTTCAAATCTTCTTCTGAAAGTTTGTCGAAATACTTTGGGTCTTGTTCTGCGGTTATTGCATTAAGATGGTCGAATAACTTTTTAACTGCCATTATTCTACAATTTTTTTATCTTGTAATTCCTGTGGTAATAACTCTTGTAAAGGTTTTCCACAACTTGCACATACATATAATTCAATCGGCATAACTGAATCTTTTGGTGCACCTGTTAATAATCTACTAATTTTTTTGAATCTATAACCTGGTAAAAAAATCTTTCCACCACATTCGCAATCCATATCTCT